GACCCTGATGAAGATCAGGACAACGGAGAAGCCCCAACGGAAACCGAGACCGATGGTGAGACGGATGAGGCCGCTGCGAGCGACCAAGAGGCCGAAGTCAGTGACGACGACGACGAGACCGAGACTGCCGAAGCGCCCAACAAGGACGCCAAGCCAGCCAAGGTTGACGACACCGTTATCGTTGAGTTGCAGTCAGGCGAAAAGGTTCCTTTGTCGGAACTGAAAAACGGCTACCTGCGACAAGCCGACTACAGCCGCAAGACGCAGGAGACGAGCAACTATCGTCGAGCCGTCGAAGCGGAAGCCAGTCAGCTACAGGCTATCACGGCCACCTTTACCGAATATCTTGCGCAGAACATCCCGGAAGCACCTAGCCCCAGTCTGGCCTATTCAGATCCGGGCCGCTTTACCGCGATGAAGGCAACCCACGATGCGGCGGTCGCTCAGATTGAGCAGCTTGTCAGAATGGGTGCTGAAGCTGCCAAAACCGCCAAGACAGTTGAAAACACTGGCCTCCGTGAGGAAGTGCTGAAGCAGGAAAACGAGGCTCTGGCAGCCGCGTTCCCTGAGACGCGCGACCGTGCGGGGCGTGAAAAGTTCTTCAATAATATCTATCAGGCGGCGCAGGAACTCGGTGTTTCTTCGCAGGAATTGTCTGCCGTCACAGACCATCGCTTTTTCGCGGCGCTGCACTTCGCAGCCATCGGAAAGCGGGCCTTGGCGGCGCGTTCCAAGGCGCAAGAGAAGGTGAAGGACGTGCCACCCGTTGCCGCTCCAAAGCGGACCAAGGCGGCACCAACGTCCAACAATCGTGATGCCATGGCGAAGCTGGCTCGATCTGGATCGATCCGCGACGCAATGCGGATTGATTTTGACTGACCCTCATCATCATCCCCCGAAAGGACTATCACAATGCCTATCGTTGCAAACACCTTCCAAAGCACGTCTGCGAAGGCCAATCGCGAAGAACTCTCCGACGTTATCAGCCGCATCACGCCGGAAGATACCCCGATCTATTCCATGATCGAAAAGGTGTCTTTCGATACCACTCACCCTGAATGGCTGGTGGATGATCTGGCAGCCCCAGTCGCCAACATCCAGCTTGAAGGTGATGAATACACCTTCGGCGCGACCACTGCTGCCGTTCGTCTCGGCTCCTACACCCAGATCATGCGCAAGGATGGCGTTATCTCTGGCACGCAGGATGCCACCAACAACGCCGGCAACGTCGAACAGGTGAAGTATCAGAAGCTCAAGAAGGGCGTCGAGCTTCGCAAGGATACCGAGTTCGCCATCGTTGACACCAACGCACAGGTGGCAGGCGCAACCCGTGAGTTCGGTTCGCTCAGCACCTGGATCACGTCGAACGTCTCGCGCGGTGCGACCGGCGCTAACGGCGGATACAATACCGGCACCGGCCTCACAGCCGCTCCGACCAACGGCACCCAGCGCGCTTTCACCAAGGCGCTCATGGATACCGTCATGCAGTCAGGCTACACCAGCGGAGCAAATTTCCGCCATGTGTTCGCCTCGCCTTACGTCAAGAGCGTGTTCGTCACCTTCATGTCGGATACCAACGTCGCGGCCTTCCGCTACGCTGCATCCACCGGCAAGAACAACAGCATCATTGCCAATGCTGACGTTTACGAAGGCCCGTTTGGCAAGGTCATGATCCACCCCAACCGCGTGATGGCAGGCTCGGCTACGCTGGCCCGTAACGTGTTCTTTGTGGACCCCGAATTCCTTCAGTTCGGCTGGTTCCGCAAGATCAAGGAGGACAAGGAAGTTGCCAAGACCGGCGACGCCAAGAAGTTCGTCCTGATCGGTGAAGGCGCTCTCAAGGTCAAGAATGAGAAGGGCCTTGGCGTCTGTGCTGACGTGTTCGGTCTGACCTCCTCGACCTGATGGGTTGGCCTAAAGGTGTTCCACGCAAACCACAGGGGGCGGCAGCAATGCCGCCCCTTTCCATTTCACCCGAACCCGTTGAGGTTATCGTGGCAGATACCAAATCCCCCGCACCCGTTGCCGTTAGTTCGGTCAAGGTCAAGGTCATTCGCGACTTCTGGCGCGAGGAAAAGCCGGACGGCACCGAGGACCGCGTTGTTGCCGGTTCGATCATTGAAGTGTCGGTTGATGCTGCATTTGACGGCATCGAAGCCGGCATGTTCGAGCGGCACAAGGGCGACTGACATGCAGATCCGTGATGGTGATTGGACCTTGCACGACTGGCAACCGAAGCTGGGCCGGCAGGTCTGGCGACGTGAGAACCCAGACGGCACACTCACCTTCCGGACAGATTACGAAGTCGAGCCGACCATTGATATCAACACGGCTCAGCGGAACATGGCAGCGCCAGGATGGTCTGGCGACTATCACCACGTCGCGTCAATCCCGCTGAACGTCCTTTACGATAGCGGCATGGCGCAGGCCCACACCGAAGGCGATACCGCCTTTGTGTCCCGCTGGCTTAATGACAGCGATAACAAGGCGTGGCGGACAAAGGATGGGACCGTATGAGCGCCTTTGCAGACTACCTCGATCTTCGGCTAGCCGTCTCGGAACATGTCGGTAATCGTGCCATTAGTGACGTGTTCCCTCGCTTGGTCAAAATGGCCGAGGCGACGTTGAACAAGAAGCTGCGCACCCGGCAGCAGATCACCAACGGGACGTTGACCTTCACCGATGGCGTTGCGCCTTTGCCGGCTGACTGCCTCGAAATCATCTCACTGTTTTTCAACCCCACAACGACCATGCGGGCTGGTTCAATCGTTGATACGCGCGACACTGCATCCGGTGATGACACCTACGCTGTCTCGGGTTCAAATGTGCTGGTTTATGGCGCAACAGGCACGCGGTCGGTCATCTACTTCGCAGCCCTGCCGACGCTGACGACATCGACTACGACGAGCAACTGGCTTCTGGCTGCCCATCCGCAGGTTTACCTATACGCGGTCGGGTTTGAGGCTGCGAAGTTCCTGCGTGATCCAGAACTTGCGGCAATGACCGACCAGCTATTTGCAGGCGCATTGAATGACATGCTCATCAATGACGAGCGGGACCGTTGGGCTAACGGCATCGTGCGGCAGAGGACAATCACACCATGACCTTGCTCACGATAGCCCAAGATGTTGCCCGAAACACGGCGTTGGATGTCCCGCCATCGGCCAGCGGTTCGACATCAAGAGAGATTGTCAATATCGTCCAGTTCATCAACGACACCGGGCTTGATGTTGCACGGCGCGTGGATTGGGGCGCGCTGCGGCAGACAACGACCGTGACAGGCACGGGCGCGCTGGTGGCCCATGCCCTGCCAAGCGGCTTCTCGCGCCTGATCAACGGCAATGCGGTGAACGCTGGCGGTGTTCCGGTTCGTGGCGGCCTGTCGCCTGATGAATGGGCATCCCTTACCCCTATCCAAGGAACGCCACGGTTCTTCCGGCTGATCGGTTCAACCATCAGTTTCTACCCGTTCCTCGCCAATGCCGCGACGGCCAGCGTGACGGTCCAGACCTTGAATTGGGCATCCAACGGCACCAGCCGCATGAGCCTTGATGCCGAGACAGCGCTATTCCCCGAGGATCTGCTAACCAAGGGCGCTATCTGGCGTCAACGTCGGCATGTCGGGCAGGACTTCGCCGACCAGATGGCTGAATTTGAAGCGGCGTTGGCTGATTACGCAGCCTATGACGCGCGGGATCGTTCCCCATGATCCGGCCCGCAAGAGGTCAGGTTAGGCCAACGGCAGCCCGACCGGCAGCAATGAAGGCCAAGACGTTTCCGGCACCACGTAGGGGCTGGGTGCTGTCCGAAAACTACGCCATTCAGTCACCTGAAACGGCACTAACGCTAGACAATTGGTTTCCCACCACAACCGGCATTCGCGTGCGAGGTGGACGCGCCAAGAGTGCTACGTTGGCTGGTGCTATTCCGGTTCGGTCCATGTGGGAATATATCGGGGCAGGTGGGCGCAAGCGCTTTGCCGCTGATCTGGACAAAATCTACGACATCACGACGCCTTCGACCCCGACAACGCCAATCTCGGCCACGGTAACAGGGCGGACATCGGGCTATTATTCCACCGTGCAAATGACGACCACGGGCGGGATTTATCAATATTGCTTTAACGGCACGAACTCGCCTCTCTTGTATGACGGCACCAGCTTCACGCCGATTACGGGCGTTTCAACCCCGGCCATCACGGGCGTGACGACCTCGCTTCTGTCTCAGGGCTGGGTTTATTCCAATCGCATCTTCATGGTGCAGGGCGGCACCCAGACGGCGTGGTTCCTGCCCGTGGATAGCGTTGGGGGCGCTGCGCAAGACATATCGCTTGCCGGTGTGTTCCAGGATGGTGGCGCTCTTCTGTTCGGCGCTACATGGTCGCTGGATGCTGGCGATGGAACGAATCAAAAATGCGTGTTCGTCTCGACGACCGGTGAAGTCGCCATCTATCAAGGCACCGACCCGTCAGACCCGACCAAGTGGTCTATTCAGGGCGTCTATAACATCAGCCGCCCGCTCGGCATGAAAGCCATCATGCAGGCTGGCGGGGACTTGCTCATTGCGACCGAGGAAGGCGTCATCGCCCTGTCGGAAGCCGTCAGCAAGGACAGCGCTGCGTTGTCATTGTCTGCCGTCTCTCGCGCGATAGAACCGGAATGGCGCAGGGAAGCCAAGGACCGTATTTCGCTGCCATTCGAAATCCTGAAATGGTCAGCCAATTCGATGATGGTTGTGTCCCTGCCTCCCGTGACCGGGCTGGATAACATCTGTTTTGTCTGCAACATCCAGACGGGCGCATGGGCGCGGTTTACCAATTGGCAGACGCGGTGCATGTCGCTTTTCAATGGCCGGGGCTATTTTGGCGCGAACGATGGCTGCATCTACGAAATGGAAGCGGGTGGATCCGATGACGGCACGCCCTACACGGCAGCCTATAGCGGGGCCTTTGACCATCTGGACGCGCCGGGCGTAACCAAGACAATCACGATGGCCCGAACGATATTCAAGGCCGCAACCCCGATCATCGCCAAGGTTAGCGGCTCGATTGACTACGCCGAGACATTGCCTAGCGCGCCTTCGTCACCCGCGAACTTCCTGACCTCGGAATGGGATAGCGGGCTTTGGGATAGCGCCTTGTGGGACACGTCCAACATCAAGGCTTCATACAAAACCGGCTGGGTCGGTATCGGTGAAACCGGGTTTTCATTCGCGCCACAGGTGCAGCTTACCTACGGCGTCACGCCATTGCCTCGCGTTGAACTGGTGGCATTCGACATCGCCTATGAACAGGGCGGGCTTATCGTCTGATGCAGATTGTCTGGGCGCAAGGCGCGGACAGCGAGTTCAATCACGCTTTGGCCGGCTGGCTGTCCGGCCAGATTTACGGCGATGAGCGGCAGCTTAAAACGCCGAACCTGTGTTTCGGTGTGTTCAAGGGCCAGAAGCTTAAAGGCGCGGTGGCGTTCCACGATTGGAACCCGCGACATGGAACTATCGAATTTTCAGCGGCAAGCGGTGACGAAAGCTGGCTATCCAGAAACGTCATTCGTGAGATTGCCCGCTACGCCTTCGACGAGCTGGGGTGTCAGCTTCTTGTCACTCAGAACGACCCCGAAAACACCCGCGTTATTCGCATCATCAAGTCACTTGGCTTTGACCAAATCCTGATCCCGAACCTACGGGGCAAGGGCAAGGCCGGTTCATTCATGACGCTGACGGTCGAGCAGCGCGACGCATCCAGATTTATCAGGAGTAGCTAACCATGGGTAGTTCATCCCCTCCGCCTCCGACACCTCCGAAAGAGACATCGGCGGCCCAGACCGGCGCGAATATCAGCACGGCCATTGCCAACAACTTCATGAGCAATGCGAACCTGATTAACGCTGACGGTTCAAAGCAAACGACGACACAAAGCGGCACCTATACATTCACGGACCCTTTTACTGGTCAAGCCTATGACATCCCGACGTTTACAAAGACGGAAGAGCTTTCCCCTATCAAGAAACAGACGCTTGACCAGAGCAATCAGGCGTATCTGAACCTCGCCACGCTTGGCGCGAACACGTCGCAGCAGCTTATCGGCAATATGCAGAAGCAGTTGACGGCGGCAGACCTCGGCCCACGTCCTGAATTGGGCCAGCTTCGCACCAGCTATGACACGGAGTTCACGGCAGACCGGCAGCGCACGGAAGATGCCTTGTTTTCGCGCATCAACCCGAAGCTTGCACAGGACCGGGCAGCCCTTGAAAC